AGGCTCCACCATAAAATTTTTTCCAAAAAATTTATGAGGAAAGTGGCATGATTGGAGAATGTTTTACTACATATGGGGGGGATGTTTCATGGCACATATAATATTGTCTGGGAATTTTTTATTAGCGCTACTCATTGGAGTTTTCACTATTAGCCAAACAGCCTCAGCAAATGAAGATCTTTTGGTTTACATTATTTCTTGCGACGCGGGATCTTGGCATGGAGATAGGATTGAATACTCAGGTTTAACATATGAGCATATGCAAAAGGATAAAGAGAGCAACTATTTCAGCTCCATGAAGGACAGATATGCATCACCCACAGTAAAATACATTATTCCTTATGACTCTGTTAGTAATGCTGGAATATTTGATACCACTAAGAATGTCTCTGCTCTTTACAGATATGGGGAGAAGACAAATATAGCATTCGTCACGAATAGATATAATCATTATGCACAAGGTGAGAACATCAGTATAACTTATAATATTAATAATCTTGCATACTTAGATACCATATTTATAGACTCAGGATTAGTTTATAGTTCCATACATAAAACAAATGCAAAAATTCAGATTGCGGCCACATATAAAAACAAGTGTTTTGTTTCTGGGCCCAAGGAGCTTCCACCATCAACAAAAAATTATTACGTGGTGAAACAGTTTTTGATGAAAAAATAAATATTTTGGATAAACTATCTCCCCGTCAACTCCGTTTTACTCAAGAGTACCCAGTGGACAACAACGCCACTCAGGCAGCAATACGGGCAGGCTACAGTCCCAAAGGTGCACGGGTCACGGGACATAGACTGCTAACCAATAGAGCCATACGGAAGGCTATACAGGCCATTCAAGAGAAGTGTGCAGAAGATGCACGGCTTACACTGATCCAGCACCTTACTGACCTTGGGCAGCTACGCGATGAATCACTGGCTGCTGGGGAATACATGGCTGCGGTTCAGGCTGAAATCAGCCGGGGGGGCGCGGCAGGGTTTTATAGCGAACGCATGGAGCGCATATAACAGGTGTTTATAAAAAACTCCTAGCCATCTGACACACGAAAAGTGTCTTTACATACTTTTTCAAAAATAGGGAATTGCGCGTTCCATGCGTTCTTTGGCAAAAAAGACAATGAACAACAATAGGATATGCGGAGCGCGCAAAATATAAAAACCTACCCAGGAACGCACACTATGCGTTCCTGGGTAGGTGGAATACTATAGAATATCGTCGCAGCACCCATCATAATCTATCTTGGATGCAACACCGCCCTCATCCCATGCAACCGAGTGCCCAAACCACTTTTCAAACTCTGACCTAGCCACTTCAAGTTGGGGCATGTTGTAGTGCCTGAGTTTTTTTCCATATTCTCTGTTCTTTGCATGCTTTCCCCGTTCAATTGAGGGGCAGGGCTTCTTAATTCTTTTACCGAACTGTTGCTGATCATGTATATGGACATATGGAACACCCTTACAGTATTTCTTATAGTCATCATACAAGTGCGGGATAGGAATCTCTGTTTTCCATTCGTCAGATATACTTAGCTGCGCACCATCTTGCAGACGTTCGTACCACCACCTTTCAAGCCCATCCATGGTCAACAGTTTCTGATCTGCTAGTGCAGAGGTCTGTGGAACCTGGCGTAGATTAATCTTGCTGAGATCATAATTTTGCAAATGATACATAAGTGCCTCTAGCCCGCCATTTTTCATCTGCTGTTTTATGGAACCAAAATATTTATGGTCCTGTTTGTGCCTGTCAGATACATCAAGCACAAGAAAACGGCGCTCATCAAAGCCTGCAGGGATTACCCAGTCATCGTTGCTGGCCACGATCAGATGAACATGGTTTTTAGCCTTTATAACATCCTGATACTTCCGCTCTATAGGTAGGATGGGCTCAGTTATCAGCCCCTTCAGCACGCCTTCGCTCTTTTTGTTTCCAGCCCAGAATGCCTCATCAGCAAATACCAGAATTGACTCCCCAAGATGTCCGTTAAACTTTCCAGTCAGATGCTCTTGGTCACGAATATGTATATAGTGACGCCCAAACAACCTCCCAAACCAATTAACAAAGACCCCTTTTCCTGTACCCCTGTCCCCTCTCATAACAATGGATACACCAGGTGGATTTGATGGATTCTGTATAGCATCTGCCATTGATGCAATTACATAGTCATATAGCTCATCATTCTTATCACATATGTTGTTTCGAATATGCTCTAGATAAAGATCACAGTTACCCTTAACTGGATCTATGTGATAACCACTCCAGAGGTTAAAGACCTCATCGAAGACCTTGCCTGGGGCAAATTCCACACGATTATATTGGCGCCTACTGGGTGACTCTAACCAATGTGTTGCCAACAGCTTCCGTTTGCCGTTAACAGTCACCTTTCTGTTTTTATACAAAACACCAAAATCTGCGGCAGAGAGAAACTCTATATCTGGATACTCAAATGTATGGTCATAGGTTTCATGCACAATTGAGACCTTCCCGGCCATATTGATAACCGCATATTCCTTATTGAGCTCTTTAACAGCACTGTCTGCAGCTGATGACCACCCAGAATCCTTGGCATAATGAAAAATGGTTCCAACAGTGATTCCATCCCTACGGTCTTTGATGCTTCGCCATGTTAATAGTTGGTCCCTTGCATCATATTTATCAGACTCCTGGGACCACTGATCCCATAAATCAAACCCATCCTCATCCAGTTCACTTTTGATGGCCATCCCTACATCAAGCCAGACCTTGCGATCATCAGCTGGTATATATGTTAGGGCCTCCTCTATATCAGATAGATGCTGCTTGTCTGGTGAAGAGGGTTTCAGTATTGGTTGCATAGGTACCGATGGTCTAGAAAAGGTCAGGAACCCAAAACTATCCTCAAACTCCTGACGACTTAGTGCTGGCTTCCCGCTTACAGAATGAATCCTTGTAAGCCATGGATTGCTGGGGTCCTTCTGATGATAAAAACCCGGTACTCTCATGATGCGACACACTGTCTCAACACCATGGTCACCGTTGTACTGATTTGCAAGTGTACGCTGCAGTTGTAGGTAGTAATGATCATCCAGTCCGTTCTCTATTACCCAGTAGCTATGAAATTTTCCTGAGCTTGATTCCACAACCGCATGTGGTGTTATAGGAAAGTCTGGAGGTGATTCTGCTGGGCTATCAAGATCCAGAAATACTGCACGATAGCCGATAATGTTCTCGGCCTTGTGCCCCCTCCCATCACCTTGGTTAACCAGAATGTTAATTGCTGCGCCTTGCTCATTTAGTTCCTGCAGTTGCTGCTCATGCTGATCGAAGGTGCCATGCATATAACAATAAAGCGTTCCATGCTTCTTTGTGGTGTCATCATGGGTAATGAATGAGAACACGGTTTCACCTGGCGCAATTGCACTAAGAAATTTACGTGTATCGTCTGGGTTAAATTGTAGTTGCTGTTTCATGTCCGCTACCCCTCACTTACAACGGGATTGCGGGTAATGAACTCTACAAGATCAGCCTTATCGTAAAGGACACGGCGTCCAACCTTGTAATAACTGGGGCCACGTTTTTCGCGTCTCCACTTGCGGAGACCCTCAACGGTAAAGCCAGATAGATTTGCTGCTTGTTTAGGAGTAAAAAACTCTTCGTATAGTGTCATTGTTAATGCCTCTTAAAGAAGTAAGAGGCACAGATTCCCAGTAGAGAGTAGAAAGTTTTAACCCTCCACCAGGCGCTGTGCCTGATGAAAAAATATGGAGCGTGTCCATTTTGGATTTCTTTTTGCTTTCTACTTTCTGGGTTGTTAGAAACGCACAGTTAGGCAGTAGATCACCGATGACTTGGGTGTCTTGAAATGGCCCGGTTGGAGTCGTTACTAACATGGCCTGATCATAATTCATGAACAGGCTACTGTCAACATATTTATTATGTAAATCAGTCTGTTATATGCCTCATTGTACCTGTTAACACCCCTGTGTACTCCACCTATTTTGTTGCGATAAACAGCACGCTTTAAGCAGTTTGGCTATTTAGGCTCACGACATTGTCCGTGGGCTTCCTATATAGATGGCTATCAAGGCAGTCTGCAATCCTCTGTGCCGGTTCACGTAGTTGTTCAAGCTGGAAATCAGAGGCATAGCCTTCAGTAACATCACGACTAGGAGCGTGGTTCACTAACCGTTTAACAAGTTCTACATCCATACCCAAGTGCCTACGTGCTACTGTGATAAACGTATTACGTAGCGCATGTACATGAAACTTGACTCCTGAAATCCTGGTGATTTTGGCG